CCAAGTGTGGATCAACCGTCAGTCAGGCGCGACCGAACCCAGCACCGGGGTGGCGTATCCGAATATCAACGTATGGCCTGCCCCAGAGCAGTCCAACTATTACACCTTCGTCTACTGGCGGCTTCGCCGTATTCAGGACGCTGGCAACGGTATCACGACGCAGGACATCCCGTTCCGCTTCTTGCCGTGTATGGTAGCAGGTCTAGCGTACCATCTGTCGAAGAAAATCCCCGGCGCGCTTGAGCGCAGCCAGATGCTCAAGATGGAATACGAAGAGTTGTGGCAGCAAGCTGCTGACGAGGACCGCGAGAAGGCGTCGTTGCGTATCGCACCGCGTCAGATGTTCTATTAAGGAGATAGCATGCCAAATAGGTTTGCCTCCGGTAAATGGGCTATTTCGCAGTGTGACCGCTGCGGATTCCGCTATAAGCTGAAGCAGCTTCGGCGTCTCGTCATCAAGACGAAGAACGTCAATATCCTCGTATGCCCGTCCTGCTGGGAACCAGATCAGCCACAGCTTCAGTTGGGGATGTACCCAGTTGATGATCCTCAGGCGCTGCGTAACCCGCGTCCGGATACGACATATTATCAAGGCGGCTTGACTGGTCTCCAAGAAGAAACACAGGGCGAAGTGCCCAGCGAGAACGTGCTGGCGTTCGGTACACCGTCAGGTGGTAGCCGTGTAATCCAGTGGGGGTGGAACCCTGTTGGCCTGAATGATCCTTTGGGTTTGTCCGGCCTTGTAAATGTGCTAATAGCACATGGTGACGTAGGCACCGTAACTGTTCAGACGGAGAATTAAAATGGCTAAAGGTGGCAAGACGAATAAGCAGATGTTGAATATGGGCCGTAATCTGGCGAAGATTGCGAACCAGAAGAGCGGCAGCAAGCCGAAGAAGGACATGGGAAAGGTCAATAAAAATGGCTGATTATAAACAACCTAAGGTCTACACACAGGCCGACCTCGGCAACAACGGCTATCCTAACAAGATTGCCAATACCCAGACGCAGAAGACCCGTGGTACGGGCGCGGCGACCAAGGGTACTGGGCACAGCAAGAAGATGGGCTAATGAACTACGCTACTCTGTTCGAGACGATTAAGGGTTACGTCGAAAACGACTTCCCCAACACCTCATGGACCGGCTCTGACGGCTCCAGCACGGTTACGTTGACATCCACCGAACAGATTAACACGTTCATCCAAGAGGCTGAGCAGCGTATTTTCAATACCGTCCAGTTGCTGGACCTCCGCAAAAACGTGACGGGTAACTGCACGTTGGGGAATAAATACCTGTCTGTACCTTCCGATTGGCTGGCTAACTTCTCAATCGCCGTGATCGACGGGGATGGGAACTACGAATATCTGTTGAACAAAGATGTGAACTTCATCCGGCAGGCGTATCCCAACCCCAGCGATCAGGGTCTCCCATATTGCTACGCCTATTTCGACGAGAACTCGTATATTCTTGGGCCTACACCCGATCAGAATTACAGCGTAGAGCTTCACTATTTCTACTACCCGCCTTCGATTGTGACTGCGGGGACGTCGTGGTTGGGCGATAACTTCGATAGCGTTTTGCTTTACGGCTCCTTGCTGGAAGCCTATACCTTTATGAAGGGCGAACAGGACATCATCGCGGGCTACCAGAAACGGTATGACGAAGCGATGGCGATACTTAAACAGCTTGGCGAAGGTAAAAACCGTCAGGACATGTATCGTTCTGGCCAAGTTCGATATCCGGTGAGGTAGTATGTTTAACGGTTTAAACGATGTCGGAAACGTGATGGTCATGACGACCGAAGGACGTGGCTTCACGCCTGAGGAAACTGCTGAGCGCGCTCTCGATAAAATCATCTACGTGGGTAGTCAGGCACACCCTGCTATTCGCGATCAGGCCGAAGCCTTTAAGGACAGCATCCGTCAGGTGCTCGTCCACTACATGCACGAGGCAGTGCGGTCTCATAACGTAACTCTGGTAAATAAATTCAAACAGGCGGGTCACCCAGAGTTGATCCCGATCCTCGACGCATAAGGAGGCCATAACGTGGCAATTACACAAGCAATGACTACGTCGTTTAAGGCCGAGCTTATGCTGGCTGTACACGATTTCCGGGCTACTGGTGGTGACACTTTCAAGCTCGCTCTTTACACTTCGTCCGCTTCGTTGGATGCGAACACCACGGCGTATACATCCAGCCAAGAAGTTTCGGCTTCGGGCACCAACTACACAACTGGTGGTGGTACGCTGACCAACCTTGGTGTTGTGACGTCGAACAACTCAGCTTCAACGGGCACGGGCTTCACGGACTTTTCCGACCTGACCTTCGCTAACGCGACGATCACGGCTCGCGGTGCGTTGATCTATAACAGCACGCCTTCGGCTAACTCGAACGCGAACACCACGCTGACGAACGCTGCTGTGGCTGTGCTGGATTTTGGCTCGGACAAGACCTCGACAGACGGTGATTTTACCATTATTTTCCCAACGGCAACCAATACCACCGCTATCATCCGTATTGCGTAAGGAAAACTAATGGCTTTCGTCCTCGCTGATCGCGTTAGGGATACCACTACTACAACTGGTACAGGTACGGTAACGCTCAGCGGGACCGCACCAACAGGGTACCAGACCTTTGGTGATGGTATCGGTAACGGCAACAATACCTATTACACGATCAACGCGGACTCTCAGTGGGAAGTTGGCATCGGTACCTACACGGCTTCCGGTACGACCCTATCACGTAACACGGTGTTGGCATCAAGCAATGGCGGTGCGCTTGTAGACTTTGCCTTAGGTATTAAAGACGTCTTCGTTACCTATCCAGCCGAGAAGGCGGTTACGGATGTTTACGGTACGGCGCTAGCTGCAACCACTACGGCTAATATCGCGGGCGGCGCTGCGGGTTCCATTCCTTACCAGACTGCGGCTAACACCACATCGCTGCTTGCAGCGGGCACAGGCGTCCTGATTGGTGGTGCAACTCCATCATATACGATGTCTCCGTCGCTGACGCAGGTTACTGTTGCTGGCAACCCATCTACGGACCTTCAAGTTGCCACCAAGCAGTATGTGGACACTCAAGTGTCCGCTGGCATCCACTACCACGCACCGGTAATGGTTGAAAGTCCAACCAATCTGAACGCGACGTACAACAATGGCACCGCTGGGGTTGGCGCTACACTGACAAATGCTGGAACGCAGGTTGAGTTGATTATTGACGGTATTTTCACGTCGCCGGGTGACCGCGTCTTGGTTTACCAACAGACCAACCCAATACAAAACGGTATCTATGTTGTTACAACGGTAGGTACAGTTTCTACAAACTGGGTGCTGACGCGTGCCAGCGACGCAGACACTTACATCAACGCTAGCGCAAACGGTCTGAGCGAAGGTTCAACCGTATTTGTCCAACTAGGCGCAACCGGCGCAGGCGAGACCTATACCTGCAACACGTCGGGTGTAATTACCTTTGGTACGACAGCAATTACGTTTGCTCAGATTTCATCGGCGCAGATTTATTCGGCTGGCACTGGCCTCACGCTAACCGGGACGACATTCAGCCTTACCGCACCTGTTGCGACCTCGTTGGGCGGCACGGGTCTCACCACATTTACCTCTGGCGGCGCAGTCTACGCGACGTCTGCAAGTGTGCTGGCCACAGGCACGCTACCTGCAACGGCAGGTGGTACAGGACAAAGCAGCTACACAACTGGTGACTTGGTCTACGCGACCTCAGGTACGGCGCTTGGTGCGCTGGCTGACGTAGCCACTGGTAATGCGCTCATCTCAGGCGGTGTTGGTAGTGCTCCTTCATACGGTAAGATTGGCCTTACGACGCATATCAGCGGCACACTGGCTGTCGGTAATGGTGGTACAGGCGCAACCTCGCTGACGGGTTATCTCGTTGGTAATGGCACCTCTGCATTTACGACAACAGCCACTATTCCAACCAGCGATCTGTCGGGCACAATCAGCCTCACCACGCAGGTCAGCGGCACCCTTGGTGCAGGTAATGGCGGTACTGGTCTCAGCAGCTACACCGTTGGCGACATCCTCTACGCCTCTGGGACTACGACGCTAAGCTCATTGGCTGATGTGGCTACCGGCAACGCACTCATATCTGGTGGTGTCAGCAACCCTCCATCATGGGGCAAGATTGGCCTTGTAACGCATATTACCGGCACACTAGAGGTGGGCAACGGTGGTACAGGCGCGGTCACCCTGACTACTCGGGGTGTGTTGATTGGTAACGGCACCAACGCTGTTAGTGCTACGGCTGCGGGCACCACTGGTCAGGTTCTAGTCGGCAACACAGGTGCGGACCCATCATGGGCCACCCTCACTGGTATCGGCGTAACTTCGTTCAGCGCAGGCACGACGGGCTTTACGCCAGCGACAGCCACAACTGGCGCGGTCACACTCGCAGGCACACTAAACGTCGCCAACGGCGGCACCAGCAATACCACACTGGCGGCTAACTACCTCCTTAAGGGTAACGGCGTATCACCTATTGCTACGTCAGTGGTCTACGACGACGGCACGAACGTCGGGATTGGTACGGCTGCACCGGGCACAAGGTTAGATGTTGTAGGCCCAGATAATAATGGCGCTCAGTATCGTACATCTACGCGGACCATAGGTATCGGGTCTATAAGCGGTGTAAACGCCCTCTACGGTGGTTCTGGAACTGAGCTTACATTCCACATCGGCTCAGAACGTATGCGCATCAACGCCAGCGGCAACTTGCTGGTGGGGACTACCACGGACTTCGGCGGGCGTCTAACGCTTATCCCAGCAACAACACCAACAACCTTTGTTGGTGGTAACCAATTACAAATCGGCGAAGCTACAAACAATACCGCCTACCGCTTGCAAGTGGGGTATATCAACCACCCTGTGCAAGGTTATGTAGGGTCAATACAGTCCTACGCGGGTGGCGTCCCCTCGTCATTAGTCTTGCAAGGCGCTGGTGGCAATGTCGGCATAAACACCGCAGCCCCCGGTGCAAAGTTAGAGACATTCAATGACATTGGCGGCGTAAACGCACTCAGGCTTAATACTAATTTTGCGGGTGGTAACTACGTTGACATAAACCCTTACATAAGCGGCGTATCCAACGGCGGGTTCTCTATCTCGCTCAACGGAACTATTCGTCAGACAATCGACACCAGTGGCTCAATCACAGCCAACGTCGATTTCCGTGCGCCGATCTTCTACGACAGCAACAACACTGCTTATTACGTTGATCCGAATAGCACATCAAGGATTGTGCGTTTAGCTCTTGATAACGGCGATAACTTGTCGTGGGGTGGTGTCTACGGGGCGGGCATACCGACCATTGCTGGTTCAACCAGTAATGGTTTATACTTTTACCCAACCGGTTCGACCGCTGGCAATACGTTCACGATGTTCAGTTCGTATGCAATCGCTACTGGTTCTATGCGTGCCCCCCTCTTCTACGACAGCGATAATACCAGCTACTACCTTGATCCTGCTGGCTCCAGCGTGCTTGGGATCATCACGGCACAATCCACCAATGACGCGCAGCTTTATCTGAACGGGAATGGAACGTCGTGGGCTGGTATCCAGTGGACGGATGTCAGTGGCAGCGACAACATGTGGTACAACGGCTCCACATCTACGTTTGCCATCGGCGGCGGTGGATCGGTTGTTGCCAATAAAAAACTGCATATTAACGGTGGGACAACCATCGGAAGCGGACTTGCTGCTTCATCTAGCGGCGTGAATGGCTTGCTGATTGAAGGTGCGCTAAACGCGGGTAACGGCAACCTCACACCCGCAGGAACAGCCTTTAGCAACGTCATTACTGGTCGCGGCACAAATCGTGTCGTGGCCTTCGACGGCAATGGCACCGTGCCGTCTGTCTGGTGGACCAACGGTGGCACTGCCATCGGCGCTATCGATGCCATTTCTGGCGGCGGTCTTGCTCACTGGGCGAACAACGGCAGTAGCTGGCAACAGCAGATGGCGGTTAACTATGGCAACGTCACCATAAATACCGATATCCGCTCGCCGATATACTACGACAGCAACAACACTACGTATTATGTCGATCCCGCATCTGGTTCAAATCTAGTAGGGCAAGTCCAGATTAACGGCGGGACTACAATGTCTGGCGGTTGGAACAGGGCGCTATACCTTGCATCCCAATTCCCTGTCATTGTGATGAACTCAGGAAGCGTCAAATACTCCGCTATCGGCGTTGATTACACCGAAGCTCAGAGCGGCATGGTGTTTTGGGTTAACGGCAACAGCGCCGACATAACCAACGGCTCTGCGACAATAGCGCTGCGGATAAACACTGGAAACTTCATCGTAGCCAATGACGTCCGTGCGACTATCTTCTACGACAGCAACAACACTGCGTTCTTCGTAGACCCCAACAGCACGTCGGTGCTTAACACCATTCGGGCAAGTAGGGTTCAGTTCTCTAACAGCAACCCAGCCATTGTGTTGGATAACACCAGCTACCAAATACTGTACGACCCGACAGGGAACGCCGCCCTCTACCTCGGCGGCGCGGACCCAGCCAACTATTACGACAACAGCACGCACTACTTCCGCACCCGTGGCGGTAGCAATATGGCGGTCATGAATAGCAACGGTATTCAGGCCCCTATCTTCTACGACTTAGCTAACACTGGGTATTACGGCGACTTTGCCGGTACTTCTAACCTTTTTAATCTTACCATCAGCGGCGGGGGTAACAAGTACCTCCAAATCCAATCGACCGACGGCGGCGAAGCTATGGTGCGTTATCTCGGCGCTACTGGCCCCTCTTGGTATGTCGGTAAGCGAACGACATCGCAACTTGTTGATACTGCGTCCTTCCATTTTTACTCCGAGAGCGCGGGGGCTACGGTTGGCGGTATTGATGTATCCGGCAATATGTTTGCTTCTACCTCTTTCCGTGCACCTATTTTCTACGACAGCAACAACACTGGGTATTACGTCGATCCGGCCAGCGGTACGGTTCTTGGAGGTACTGTTTCAATCCTCGGCGGTAGGAACATCACTCTTAGTACTAGCGGCGGCAACGTGCAGATTAAAGGTGATGCTGGTGGCTGGTCTAATGGACTACTGTTTTACGGCTCGTCTAATACCTTTAGGGGCGGTTTCGGCGCTCTAGGTAGCGGCGACGGATTGTCTTACTTATGGGCTGGCAATGACTACAACAATGCCGCGCTTTATCTCTACGCATCCAATTACGCCGAAAGCCCCGGCTCGTTCCGCGCCCCCATTTTCTACGACAGCAACAACACCGCGTACTATTTTGACGGGGCCAGCACTTCTAACTGGAACACCTCCGGCCAACAAGGCTTCCACACCTTTGGTAACTACGGTCTTGGTATTGTTGGTACATACTCGCCAACGCGCTACCAGCTTGTTTGGGCTTTAGGCGATGCGTACAAAGGCAACGCAGATGGGACCAGTTTAGCCAGCGCATACGGCCTCTGGTTCTCGTATCCCAGTGCTGGCGGACCTGCTGCAAACCTCTCTACGCATGGCTTGATGCTCATCCAGAACGGCGTGTTTCAAGCATCGCTTGACCCAAGTATGCGCGCCATCGGCGATATGCGTGCGCCTATCTTTTACGATTATAACAACACTGCATTCTTCGTTGACCCAAACAGCACTTCGGTCCTTAGCACTGTCCGCGCTGCTGGCATTCAACATTCATCTGGCAACAACGCCATTATTTTGAATAGCGGCGTATGGACGCAGTTTTGCGACGTTAATGGGGCGACCAAGTTGTGGCTTGGTGGAACCGCCGATCCGAATAATTATTATAACGCTAATATTCACTACTTCCGCAACAATTCTAGCTCCAACACCATGACGATTGATAGCTCTGGCAATGTTGTAGCTACAGCAAACGTCACGGCATATTCAGATGCTCGCCTCAAGAAAGACGTTGAGACCATTGGTGACGCGCTTGGTCTCGTCGGTAAGATGCGCGGCGTGCGGTATACCCGCATCGACACTGAGAAACGCAACGTCGGTGTCATCGCGCAGGAGATGTTGGAAGTTATACCTGAAGTGGTTCATCAAGGCACGGGTGACGACGACACGCTCTCTGTTGCTTATGGTAACCTTGTTGGTGTATTAATAGAAGCAATCAAGGAACTCGAAGCCCGCGTGGCCGAATTGGAAGGAAAGTAAATATGGCACTTACGTACACTTGGGCGATCACGTCCTTGAAGAAAACCACGGATGTCACTCTCGACATCGACAACGTCGTCGTGCAGACCACATGGACCTGCACTGGCACGGACGAAGACGGCGACAGCGGTACGTTCAACGGCGCTACGCCGTTCTCGCTCGCGACCGTAGACCCTGCTACGTTCATTCCTTATGAAGACTTGACAGAAGCCGATGTCCTTGGTTGGATAGAGGCCGTTGTTGTCGGTTCTTACAAGGAGCACGTCGATGCGCAAATCAACAAGCAGATTGCGCTAATCAAAGACCCAGTAGTGGACGTCCCTAATGGCGATTTCCCGTGGGACCCAACCCCGACACCAACACCACCAACACCAACACCCCCTGTTACCCCCACCGCAGCACCTGAAGGAGAAGAGTAATGAATCCAGAACTTGATAAGTATGACGTTGAGAAGCAGGCCGCGCCGGAAATTACGGTCGTCCTGTCTATCCAAGAATTGAACACCGTTCTCGCTGCGCTTGCTGAAATGCCGCACCGCGTCTCTGACCCGGTCATCCGTAAGGTATTCACACAGGCTAACGAGCAAATTCCGCAACAGCGAGTAAACTAATGTCTGACCCCCGCTGGTTAGAGACGGCAGAAAGTTTCCAAGGGTTGAAAGAAATACCCGGCCCTGCGCACAACAAGGTCATTCTCGGATGGCTGGAGAAGTTACGCGCTTGGTGGAGGGATGACGAGACCCCTTGGTGCGGTGTGTTTGTCGCACACTGTATGGATGAAGCGGGCCTACCGTATCCTAAATACTACATGCGTGCACGAGACTGGGCGGATTATGGTTCGCTTTTACGTCGTGACCGACTGGCTCCCGGAGCTATCCTTGTGTTTGGCCGTACAGGTGGCGGGCATGTGGGTTTCTATGTGGGGGAAGACGCTGGACATTATTATGTGTTGGGCGGCAACCAAGGCAATTCCGTTAGTGTGATGAAGATCGGTAAGACCCGTCTCATTGCCTCTCGGTGGCCGAAGGGCGAACCTGTCATTGGCGGGTACGTGTTTATGAAAGGTGGAAAAGTCTCCACTAACGAAGCATAGGAGTTTATTATGAATAAGAACGAAGTTTATGGCGTAGTTCGTACCATCCTCGCCGCAGTTGGCGGATACTTTGCGGGTCAAGGCGTAATCGACTCTGAGACTGCCGTTGCACTTGCTGGCGCTGGTGCCACCATTGCTGCTGCTGTTTGGTCCATTAAGTCGAAGCGGGTACCAACTCAGGATTAAAATAGGTTTATTAGCCCACTAACGAAAGGAGGGAGGCAGAATTATGTTCGGTTTCTCTCCTTTCGCGACTACCGCCTTTGCGGACATTCTTGAGACCAATCGGGCCAACCAGAATGTAACTGGCGTTGAAGCTACGTGCTCCCTTGGCTCTGTCACGGTCGCAGCCGAAGTTAATATCTCACTTACTGGCGTCGAAGCCACAGGAGACATCGGGCACGTTGATGCTCGGTCGATTGTTAGCGTATACCTAACTGGTGTCGAAGCTCTTGGTGAAGTCGGCACCGCTGCCGTATCTGCCGCTGCATCTACTGGCGTTACTGGCGTCGAAGCCACTGGCGAAACGGGCACAGCAAATGCCACAGGCACAGCCAATGTAATCCCCATAGGCGTTACAGCCTCAGGTGTAATCGGTACGGTTGCTACCAGCGCAGGCGCTGCGGTCTTCCCAACTGGGGTTCAAGCTGCGGGCGAAACAGGCACGGCGACTGTCGCGGCCTCTGGAAGTGTGGTTGTCACTGGCGTCGAAGCTATTGGCCAGACAGGCACGGTAAACGTCGCAGCGGGAGCCAACGCATTCGCTACAGGCGTAGAAGCCCTTGGCCAAACAGGCACGGCTGAAGTTTCAGGTAAAGCCTTTGTCTCCGTCACTGGCGTCAGCGCCACCGTTGATCTTGGCAGCGTCGTTGTCCGCATACCGAAAATCGTGCCTGTCACGGGTGTAGAGGCTTCTGGCGCTATCGGTAACGCCACCGTTATAGGTGGTTCCAAAGTTTATCTTGTTGGTGTACAAGGGGTAGGTAGAGTTACCACTCCGCTTGTCTGGGGCGTTATCAATGACAACCAAGACGCGAACTGGCAACCGATTGATGATGCGCAAACTGGTAACTGGGCGACGGTAGATGATGCTCAAACACCAAGCTGGCAGACGATTGATGATTCCCAAGCTGGGGATTGGGTACAAGTGGTAGACGGCAACACCGTTGTTTGGGTACAGATACCGACGTAAGGAACGAAGATGGCAAGTACGTATAGCAATCTCAAAATCCAATTAATGACCACGGGTGAGAACTCGACCACGTGGGGCGACGTCACAAACGTCAACTTAGGCACTGCCTTGGAAGAGGCCATTGTTGGTTCCGATGATGTCACTTTTGCCAGTGCCAACGTCACACTGACCCTATCCAATACCAACGCTTCGCAAACTGCTCGCAACATGCGGCTGCGCTGCACGGGTACTACTGGTGGATCAACTCGCAACCTCGTGGTACCTGCGATTGAAAAACCGTATATCGTCCAGAACGACTGCGCGGATAGCATCGTAATTAAGACGTCGGCTGGCAACGGCATCACCGTCCCTGCTGGTAAGACCATGTGGGTCTATAACAACGGCACGGACGTAGTGGATGCAACCACTCACCTCACGTCACTTACGCTTGCCTCGGCCCTTCCTGTTCTCTCAGGCGGCACAGGCTCCAACACTGCTTCTGGTGCACGGACCAATCTCGGCCTCGGCACAATCGCCACGCAGAACTCAAATGCCGTCACCATCACTGGTGGCTCAATCACAGGCATCACTGACCTTGCTGTTGCCGATGGCGGCACAGGCGCTTCGAACGCTGGGGACGCACGGACTAACCTTGGTCTCGGCTCTCTTGCTGTTCTCTCGTCGATCAACAACTCCAACTGGTCTGGCACTGCTCTGGCTGTTGCTAATGGCGGCACAGGCGCAGTCGATGCACCAACTGCTCGGACTAATCTTGGCGCTGGTACAGTAAACTCGGTGGCTGGTACTGGCACAGTAAATGGCCTAACCCTTACCGGCACGGTCACTACATCTGGCTCACTTACTCTTGGTGGCGCGCTTTCCGGCGTCAGCCTGACTACGCAGGTCTCAGGTATATTGCCTGTCGCCAATGGCGGAACAAACGCTACAACAGAGTCCGGTGCACGCACAAGTCTAGGTGCTACTACGGTTGGGGGTAACATGTTTACCCTGACCAATCCCGATGCGATTACTTTCCCACGTTTCAATGCAAACAACACGGTCTCTGCTTTGGATGCTGCGACTTTCCGGAGTGCAATCGGCGCGGGTACTAGCTCGACTACGGGTACAGTTACTTCGGTCGCTATGTCGGTCCCCGCGTTTCTTTCTATTTCGGGTTCACCGATCACAAGTTCTGGTACGCTTGCAGTCACCCTTTCCGGCACGGCACTCCCTGTCGCCAATGGCGGTACTGGCGCAACCACCCTTACGGGTGTTCTAAAGGGTAATGGCACTTCGGCTTTTTCCGTTGCTACTGCGGGCACTGATTACGTCGCCCCCGGTGGCGCACTCGGCACACCTTCATCGGGTAACTTGGCGAACTGCACCTTCCCAACACTAAACCAAAATACCACTGGTAGCTCTGGTTCCTGCACCGGTAACTCGGCAACAGCTACGACTGCTACTACAGCTACTACAGCTACTACAGCTACTACGGCTGGGTCTGTTACCAACGCTGTAACTTTTAACACCTCGGGTGGTGCAGCCGCTGGCACGACGTTCAACGGGTCCGCAGCGCGTACGATTGATTACAGCACGGTGGGTGCTTACGCTGCTACTAACCCATCGGGCTTTACGTCAAACGTCGGTACGGTAGTTTCGGTAAGCGGTACCGGTACGGTTAACGGTATCACGCTCACCGGTACGGTTTCATCTTCGGGTAACCTAACTCTAGGCGGTACTCTTTCCGGTGTTAGCCTCACGACACAAGTGTCAGGTACGCTCCCGATTGGGAACGGTGGTACAGGCGGAACCACACAAGGCACTGCGCAGACTGCTCTCGATGTTCCTTCCCGTGCAGGTTCAGGTGCCAGCGGTACATGGGGTATAAGCATCAGCGGCAACGCAGCCACAGCTACTTCGGCTACCTCGGCTACAAACGCTACAAACGCGGCAAACCTCGTAGCGGCCAACTTCTCTATCGTAGAAAGCGGCGGCGTCCTGTACTTCAAATATGGGGCGACCAATATCGCTAAGTTGGAAAGCAACGGAGCGTTTACCGCACTCAATAACGTCACAGGATTTGGGAGCATCTAATGGCACTACCAACCAGCGGACCATTAACTCTTGCGCAAATCCAAGGTGAATTTGGCGGCAGCAACCCTATCTCGTTAAGCGAGTATTACGCTGGCGGTGGTCTGGTGCCTGCGGGCACGACTGGTACTTATGGTGCTGTGCCCTCCTCTGGTGCGATTAGCATCCAGAACTTTTATGGTACGAGCAATTTCGTACCCGGCACGTTCACCTTTACAAGTAGCGGTAGCTTCACCCTCCCATCGGGCTACTCCACGGCTGTCATTGAAGTCTGGGGTGGCGGTGGTGGTGGCGGTACGTTCGGCGCTGCTACTGCGGCCACAGCGGGTGGTACATCTTCTGTTTCGGGTACTGGCGTTAGCCTTACATCAAACGGTGGCGGGGCTGGCTCTGATGCTTCGTCGTTAGGTACTGTCGTCTCCGGTGGCGCGGGTGGTACAGCTAGTGGCGGCTCTACCAATACGACTGGCGGTAGCGGTGGGAATGGTACGTACGACAGTCTATCCACAAACGGCATCGGCGGTGCAGGTGGTAACACAGCCGCTGGTGTCAACGCGTACACATCAGGTGGTACGGGCGGGGCTACAGTAGTTGCTGTTGCGAATACCGCAGGTAACGCTGGAGGACCTCCCGGTGCGGGCGGTAGCGGCGCTGTCGTATACATAGCCGCTAAAGTCAACCAAGGGCAAGGTGGTGGTGGTGGCGGTGGTGGTGGCTACTCACGGGTCACAGCTACCGTAGGTTCATCCCCCGCAGGCACTGTGCTAACCATAACAGTTGGCGGCGGCGGCTCTGGGTCCACACAAGGTAATACTATTTCAAACGGTGGCGCTGGCGCTGGTGGCTACGTCGTGATTAAGACGGCATAAGGATATGACTATGGGCACGGCTGAGTGGGTAGAAATAATCGAAATCCCGAAACTAAACCTTTATCTGGAAATCACCCATAACGCGGAGGAGTTGTAATGCGCGACTACTGCCGCAAATACAAACGATACCACATCGACGTGGTCTACATGGACCCGAACGAAACCTTTGTATTCAAGGCCATTAGCAATATCCGGTGGATTTCCAGCTTTGTTTTCCAAGGTGATTGCACCCGTGTCCAAGACGGCGAAACACTTCCTTCTTGGTCAGTCGGCTACCAGAACGATCCGCCTGAGAACAAGCTGACTGGCTCGACCTACACGGCTGGCCCTGAAGGTGTTGCTTGGGTGTGCGTAGAGTGCGTGGACGGGATGTCGAGCGTTGAGGATACCGAGACCGGACACGTCAATGTAGCTGGTGACTACACACTACCTGCGGGCTGGGGTTTTACCGTTGCTCAAGGTGAGGTGACTGCCGATGGTAAAACTGCTACGCAGGGTTTGTACTTCGCCCCGCGCAGCGCGGACGTTGTTGTTTCGGGGAACGCCGACTTAATTCTTTTGAGGTAGCTAATGGCATTCATCAAGCTCCAATTTAAGCCCGGTGTAAACCGCGACCAGACCGACTACTCCAACGAGGGCGGCTGGTACGAGTGTGACAAAATTCGGTTTCGCTCAGGTTATCCGGAGAAGATTGGCGGCTGGGTAAAATCTACCCCGACTGCATTTGACGGCGTGTGCCGCCAGATGTGGAACTGGATCACGACGTTCAACGATAACCTACTGGCACTTGGGACTGACACCAAAGCCTATATCGAGAACGGTGGTTACTACTACGACATTACTCCGTTCGGTGAAGCGCTTGCTGGGTCTAACACTTTTGCGGTAACGAACACCCTTGCTGTAGTCACAGTGACCACAACTGCTACACTCCCATCTTGGCTGGTGACAGGGGAACCCGTGCTTGTCGCTGGGTTCGTATCCGCTCTTGGTGGTATCCCCATCATCGAACTGAACGCAGTCCACATAATTACCAAGCTCGGGGCCAATAGCTTTAGTTTCACGGTAGCTACACCTGCCTCGTCTACTACCTCCGTCAGTGGCGCAGGCTACACCGTTAAGGCCGAGATTGAACCGGGCAATGCAATTACCACCGCTGGTCTTGGTTGGGGTGCAGGTGCTTGGGGGCGTGATGCTTGGGGTCTGGGTAGCACCACAGGCGGTATCAACCTTCCGCAGCGCGACTGGTGGTTTGACAACTTCGACAACGATCTTGCAATGAATATCCGCAACGGTGCACCTTACTGGTGGGTGCGTGGTACAACGGACGATCCGCAGACTTCGTTGGCTACCCATGCAATAACGCTCCAAACCTATGCCACTAACGAAGGGTATACGGCTGCTTCCGTCCCTGTGCAGGTTATGCAGTTGCTGGTATCCCAGCAGGACAAACACTTAATTGCTTTTGGCGCGGTGCCGTTTGGCTCGACCAGCACGGCTGACTTTGACCCGCTTCTGATCCGCTGGGCTGACCAAGACACTCCGGGCGATTGGACGCCGTCAACAACCAATACGGCTGGTGACCTTCGCGTCTCTCGCGGTTCGCGTATCGTACGGGCACTACCTACTCGTCAGGAAATCTTGGTTTGGACTGACACCAACCTGTATACGCTCCAGTTCCTTGGCACGACTGACGTATTTGGCTTGCAGGAATATGCGGACAACATCTCGATTGCTTCGTCACGTGCAGTGGCATCTGCGGCCAATATTACTTACTGGATGGGGCAGGACAAGTTCTATGCCTATACCGGTCGCGTCGAGACGCTACCCTGCACCCTGCGTAACCATGTGTTCAACAACATCAACTTCAACCAAGCAGATCAGATTATCTGCGGCACCAATGAGCAGTGGAACGAAATCTGGTGGTTCTATCCGACGGCTGATAGCGATCACAACAACGCTTATGTGGTTTATAACCATCTTGAGCGTATCTGGTATTACGGCACGATTGACCGTACGGCATGGCTTGACACGCCACTCCGCCAAAACCCACAGGGCGCGAACACTACAATTACTGTTGATGGCAGCACCGTCACGACTGGCGATGGCTTCCTTTACAACCACGAAGATGGTGTAAACGACGATGTGTTAGCGATGGACAGCTACATCCAGTCATCTGACTTTGACCTTGATGACGGCGACAACTTTATGCTGACTCGGCGTATACTACCTGACGTTGGCTTTGATGGCTCGACCGCTGCATCTCCCGAAGTAACGCTGACTATTCGCCCACGCAATTTCCCCGGCAGTGCGTTCCGTACGGATGCGGCTGATACTCAGCGCGTCATTGAGTCTCCGATTGGCGTCTATACCGATCAGGTCTTTGTCCGTGCCCGTGCCCGCCAGATGGCGCTTAAAGTGCGCTCGGAGAACCTCGGTGTTCAATGGCAACTTGGTGCACCACGCCTTGATGCACGACCAGATGGACGTCGCTAATGGCATTAGATAAGTTCAAAGCCGCTCCGATACCCAACCCGCCTTCGGAGTATGACGCGCAGTATCTGCGGCAGGTTATTCGTGTGCTGGAAACTTACTTCTCGCAGTTGGACTCACGCGCAGGTAACAATGCTCAGAGTTACACAGCCGATTTCTTCTATGGGAGCGGCATTGGTCTGACGTTCCCACATAACCAGTTCTTGAGCAACGTGGATCAGACAGTAACAGTTGTTGACCAAGCCTATGCAGTGCAACTGGAGATTACGTCTTTCACAGACGGTATCACTATTACTGGTGTGAATAATACACGGATTACCTTCGCGTCTCCGGGTATGTACATGTTCATATACAGCCTGTCATTTAAGAACCCGACCAACGATGCGCAGTCGGTAGATGTCTGGCTGCGGTACAACAACGGCACTACCACGACGGATGTCCCCAACTCGAACAGTAAGTTTACAATCCCACCACGCAAATCGACTGGTGACCCTTCGTATCTTATCGCAGTTACGCCCTTTAGTGGTTATGCAGAAGCTCCGGGTGTGTGGGTCGAAGTTATGTGGCATACAACCAACACAAGTGTAGTTATGGAACATCTTCCTGCTGTGGCTTACTCGGCAGGTGTGACGCCAGCCATCCCAGCTACACCTTCGGCTATTGTCGAAGCGTTCTTTGTGTCGAAGGCCGTGTGAGAATGGTATTTGGTTTTAAGCAGATTAACGCTATAAGCGTAGGTACAAGGTAGGTAATCATGATGGACATGCAGGCTGCTCCGCCAACATACGCAGAAATGAACACTGGGCAACCGCCGGTTGGTAACCCTCCTATGCTTGGGCAGCAGGTTCCGGGCATGACTGGTGGTCTGCCTTCGCAGGGTGGCTTGTCTGTTTTGGCTAACCCAATGGCAGAACAACTCCGTAGCTTCGGTCGTGGCGACGACTCCATGCTTGTCCACATGACGCCGGGTGAAGTTAACAGCCTCCAAGGTCTGGCTATGGCTACGGGCGGTTCCCTCACCATCAACCCACAGACAGGTCTGCCCGAAGCTGGCTGGCTCGGTAAACTCCTCCCAACGATCCTTGGCGCAGCCTTAGCGGCTACTGGCGTCGGTGCCCCTCTTGCTGCTGGTATCGTAGGCGCAGGTCAGTTTGCACGCACCGGTAGTTTGAAGAAGGGTCTCATGGCTGGCCTCGGTGCATTTGGTGGTGCTGGCATGGCTGGTATGGCGGGTCTTGGCGGTAAGATTTCTTCCAACGCACTCGGGATACTTGGTGATAAACCGGGTATGTTCGGTGCTAACATGGGTCTTGGTACTGCGACGAAAACAGCCGCACAACTTGCTGCGCCGACTGCCGTTACTGCTGACCCTCTCGCTAATGCACTACCCGTAACACCAACAGTAAACGTCCCAGCATCTGGCATTGCCGGTGGTCCGGGAGCTACTACACTAAGTGCGCCAGCAGCGGCAGCGCCTACGGCGGTTAACCCTATGCAGGCGTATATAAACAATCCGTTAGGAGAGTTTTCAAAGCAGGCTAACGCCCTATGGGGTGGCACGCCTACAGGACCTATGGCTAAAGTAGGTGGCGGCGCTCAGTTCACAGGTGGTCTAGGTTCGCGTTTCGGCCAAGCGGTTCGCGCTGGTCTGCCCGGTGGCACTCCCGGTATCATTTCTAAAGCTGCGCCTATGATGGCTGCTTCCGGCGTTCTCCAAGGTGTCTCCGGTGCGATGACCCCATCTGGATACCAAACCGCATCTGGTATGATGGACAACTCCTACCAAGGACCGTACACGGCGCAGAAGCGTACACCGAGCTTCGCTAAGGACACCAGTGAAATCCTTGGTTCGTCCAAGGAGCGCCGTTACTTCGACATTGATATGCCCGAAGTTTACAACATGGAAGGTCAGATTGTGCAGCCGGGATCGTCCACTGCACGGGGTACGCCTATCCTCCAAAACTATTTGCTACCCACCAACAAGAAGACGCCTAAGGGTTCTCCGATGTATGGCCAGCGTTTCGTACCGTATATGGGCGGCGTTGATCCTTCTCAGGGTATGAGTGCTCCAAACCAAGGTATGTTTAATCCTGAGGAAGATACTACCTACGCTCATGGTGGTGAAGTCGAACTGGCCGATGGAGCCTTTGTGCTTGATGCCCGCACGGTGTCTGAACTTGGTAATGGCAGCAGCAACGCGGGTCTTGAAGCTCTTCGTCGTATTGGTGGTAAGCCAATCCAAGGGCCGGGTGATGGGGTAAGTGATAGTATCCGTGCCCGCATAGGGCGTGACCAACCTGCGCGTGTTGCGCGTGACGAAGCTATTATACCTGCTGAAGCAGTACGTAAAATCGGTAAGGGCAACCCGAAGCGTGGCGCTGATAAACTATACGCGCTCATGGATAAGGCTCACAAAGCCCGGAAGAAAGCCAAGCGCGGTCAAGATACTAAGGTACGTCGGGGTCTCGTATAATGGAAGTAAGTCTGGTTCCTCCTGAGTTGGTTGAAGGGCTTTGGCCCCGCATCTTCCCCTACCTGAGCAGTGCTTCGGAATATACTTTTGGGCGCTACGAACCAGAGGATATCATTGAGTTTGTGCTTAACGGTCAGGCGCATCTTTGGGTTGTGCTTGACGAAGATGAGATTAAGGGTGTGACGATCACCCGCTTCTGGCAGTACCCACGTAAGAATTGCCTTGATCTGGTCTTTCTTGCCGGTGACGATGGGTTTAGTTGGAAAGACGAAATGCTGTCCACGTTGCAAAACTGGGCACGTGATAGCGGATGTGATGTTATTGAAGCATCGGGCAGGCTTGGGCTTGCACGTGCTTTTAAAGATGACGGATATCGTGTATTGTGGCAAGTGTTTGAATTACCCGTAGCTGAAGCGGGCTTTGGAGGTCAGAATGGCTAAGGGTGGCAGCAGCAATCAACCAGTCAAGCAAGAGGTAACCCAGTCTAACCTCCCCGAATACGCACGTCCCTATTTTGAAGGGCTGATGCAGCGTGCGGGTACCGAACTGACCAAGGGTTACACCCCCTACGAACAAGAGCGCATCGCTGGGTTTACGCCGGAACAGCAACAGGTCCAGCAGAATATCCTGAACCAACAGACGCCGGGTCAGTTCGGCACCGCTTCAACTCTCGCTACAGCCGCTGGCCTTGGTTCGCTTCAGGCGGGTCAATACGCTACGGGTCAGTTCGGCGCGCAGCAGATCGGGATGCCCAACCTCCAGCAATACAGCATGAGTGGGCCGCAGCAGGTCCAAGCAGGCCAGTATAACACACCCCAGATGGGCACTGCCCAGACTGGGTTCCAGCCAAACCTTAACTATTTCCAGATGGGTGGAGCGCGTGACGTTGCCTCGCGTAATGTCCGTTCCCAAAATATGCAGGGTGCTCAGACCGGCTACCAACCCAATCTACAGCAGTACGAGATGGGTGGAGCGCGTGACGTTGGTGCACAGGGCGTATCGGCACAGGACATGCAGGCTGCGCAGAGCGGCTATCGTCCAGACCTTGAAGCATTCCAGATGGGACCTGCTGAGCGTGTTGGTGGTTATGATGTAAATGCCCCCATGATGCAGGCTGCGCAGACAAGCTACGGCCAAGGTCCGCTTGAGCAGTTCCGCATGGAAGGGCCGCAGGCTTTTGGTTTAGAGCAAGCGCAGCGTTATATGTCGCCATTTGCGGAAGCCGTAATGGAGCCGCAGAAGCGCGAAGCTATCCGTAGCGCGAAGCAAGCGCAGCTTGTCCAAGACCTCGGCGCATCGCGTCAGGGCACCTATGGCGGGTCTCGCCAGCTTCTTGCTGGTTTGGAGCGCGAACGTAACCTCGGCCAACAGCTTGGTGATATTGATGCTCGTGGTCGGCAGGCGGCGTATGAAAGTGCGCAGCAGCAGTTCGAGCGTGACCGCGCAGCGGGTATGACCACAGGTCAGCAGAACCTCCAAGCTGCACTCCAGCAGCAACAGTTGGGTGTCAGCACCGGCTTACAAGCATCCTTGGCTAATCTGTCCAACGAGCAGCAAGCCAACGTCAACAATCAGGCTATGCAGTTCCAAGCACAGGGTATGTCTGCGGATAACGCCATGAAGGCGGCACTGGCCAACCAGCAGGCTGGCCTCACCACAGGCCAACAGAACCTCGCTGCTCGGCTTGGTGTGCAAGAACTGGGTACGCAGCAGAACCTCCAAGTGGCGATGCAGAACCTGTCGAACGAGCAGCAGTCGCGGGTCAACAACCAAGCGCAGCAGTTCCAAGCTCAGGGTATGAATGCTGATAACGCACTACGCGCAGCACTTGCTAACCAAGGTGTGGATGTCACACGGGGTACGCAGAACCTCCAGTCGCAGCTTCAAACGCAGCAGCTTGGTGCGCAGACTGGTACGCAGCTTGCACTGGCTAACCTGTCGAACGAGCAGCAGGCACGTGTAAATAATCAAGCTCAGCAGTTCCAAGCGCAAGGTATGAACGCAGACAACGCGCTCAAGGCGGCGCTGGCCAATCAGGGTGTAGACGTCACTCGCGGACAGGCAAACCTCCAAGCTGCGCTCGGTGTCCAGCAACTTGGTACCCAGACGGGTATGCAGACGGCGCTTGCTAACCTTGACTCCGCTTCGCAGGCGAATGTCCAGAACTTGGCAGCCCAGCTTCAAACGCAGGGACTTAACGCTGAACAGGCGATGCGCGCAGCATTGGCCAACCAGCAAGCGCAGCTTACGACGGGCCAGCAGAACTTGCAGGCTGCGCTTCAAACGCAGCAGCTTGGTGCACAGACCGGACTTGAAGCCCTCCGGGCTAACCAGCAGGCGGACCTTGAGCGTCAGCGCATGCGGGAGCAGTCGCGTCAGTTTGGGTCGCAGCAGGGTCTTGCGGGTCTATCTCAAGCAGGCCAGATGGCTCAGACGTTGTCAAATATCGGTACAGGTCAGTCACAGGCAGATCAGGCACGCTTCGGCTTGCAGACTTCCACTGCGGCGCAACAGCAGGCGCTTCAACAGCAGTACCTCGACATGGCGTACCAAGATTTCTTACGTCAGCGCGACTATCCGATGGAGCAGTTGCAGCAGTACAGCAGCTTGCTACGCGGCGTTCCGGTCACGCCGAACTCGACGACCTCGACCTACGCTCAACAGCCGGGTATCGGGCAGCAGCTTCTTGGCACGGGTCTCGGCGCGGCCAGCCTTTATAATATGTACAAAGGGGGTTGATAACTAATGGAGACCAAACCTTACAACCTCCAGTCCCCTGAGCAGATTGCCAAGGATTACGGTGGTAACAAGCAGAAGATCGCTGAAGCCATGCAGATGGGGATCGTTGACCCTACGGCTGGCACGATGGCGGGTATGTTTATTGACCGTATGCGGTCGGCTGCGCAAACGGAACAAGCTCCACAACAGACGGTAGCCCAACAAGTATTTGCTCCTCCGGCCCCTGTCGCGCCGGGTATGGGTGCTATACCACAGGGAGGTATGCAGCCTCCCGCTCCTGCTCCAGCGGGTCTCGGCGCTACACCAGAAGCTGCCATGATGGCCGAGCAGATGCCTGCCCCTGCACCAGAAATGCCTCCGCAGGAAATGCCCCCACAAGAAATGCCTATGATGGCTGAAGGCGGTATGGTTCCTCCATATATGTCTGGTAGTGGGATTTCTGATCTTCCGCTTCCTGACGATATGTTTGATGAAAGTCGCAATGGTGGGTTTAACGACGGCTACGCAGGTGGTGGTATCGTTGCACTTGCTCGTGGCGGTGGCCCCCTTACCGATGAAGAGGCATGGAGCCGTATCAAACGCCTCGAAGGTGGTCTTGGCCCCAAGGGTGAAATGCGCGTAAGCTCCGCAGGTGCTGTTGGTCCTGCACAACTGATGCCCGCTACTGCGCCAGAAGCAGCAAAACTTGCCGGTCTTCCATGGGATGAGAAGCGCTACCGCACCGATGCTGCCTACAATGAGGCGTTGGGTAAGGCTTACTATTTATCCCGTGTTAATGCCCGTGGAGGTGACTATAACAAAGCTGCGCTCGATTACCACACAGGTATGGGCAACGTAGACAAGGGTAAGATTGGTCCAGCAGGTCGTGAATATCTGCGTAAGTTTAGCGGGGCGGAAATACCAAGCCGTGATATCAATACCCCTGAGGGACAGGTTGCATCCGTCGAGGATATCTTCGGCAGGCTACAAGAGCGTTTTGGCCCTTCTGCGGAAGAACGCGCAGCGCGTGAAAAGTTGACGGCTCGTGCTGAAGAACTGACTTCGGACGAATATCAGAACAAGCTACGCAAGGAATCCCTGTGGGAGACGCTGGCGGCCATTGGGTTTAACATGGCAAGTTCCAAGTCACCTTCGCTGCTTCAAGCAGTGGGTGAGGCTGCCGCCGCTGCGCTTCCCGGTGCTTCTGCGGACAAGAAAGAACGCAAGGCGCTTAAGGATCGTGGGCTTGAGCTTATGGTTGAACTGGGTGCTAAGGATCGCAAGGAAGCTATTCCACTCTGGAACATGGCTACCGAAGCGGCCAAGACAAATATGTCGCAGCAACAGTTTACTAAAAAGCTGGAACTCGATGAACGCCAAGTTGCTGTGGCTGAGAAAAACCTCAACGAACAAATTCGCCAAGCTAACCTCACCAAACCTGAAGACATCAACGATACGGTCACACGATACTTGTTGGTGTATCCTCCGGGTTCGCCACAACATGAAGCGGCTAAGCGGGTATACGCAGCAAGAAATCCTTCTTCTACGACCAATACGGTAGACCCGAAGGCAATCGTGGAAGCGGGACGTCAGGGTGCGAGCGGTTTCTCCGAAGGCCAAACAGCCAAGGACACAAAAGGTCGTACGATTGTATTTCAGGGTGGTCAGTGGGTCTACCCTTAAGCTAGGAAGGTATCCATGCCCACTCCCGTACCAGCCAATCTCCTTCCCCAAGGTCTCCGGGCGGCTCCAGCCGCCCCTAAAGCCGTACCTGCCGATATGCTACCAGAAGGGCTTCGCCCCCAAAAGGAAGCCGCTGGTTTCTTTGGCTCCTTGATGGAGGGTGCCCAAACCCTTGGGATTACTGACGAAGCTGCGGCGTTTGCCGCTGATCCAAGCGAGAAGAACCGTCGTGCGCTTATCAAGGCTGGCGAGTCTAAGTTTCGCCAAGTAGGTTTTGGTGAGGGTGAGAACTGGGAAGCATTTAAGCAGTTGCTCGGCGGCTCAATCGGCCAGCTTGCGGCTCCTGTTGCCGCAGGTGTCGGTGCTTCGTTCGTATCTACTCCTATTGGCGGTCTTGCCGCTGCGAGCACGGTTTCGGGTGCCCAGTATACGTCCCAGAACCTTCTGCGTCAGGCGCAGGCACAGGAAGCGGCCATAGCAGCGGGTAAGAAGCCTGAGGATACGTCGGTAGGTAAAGCTATCTTGGCAGCTACCGGACAGACCGCGCTTGATGTGGCTGGTGGTAAAGTCTTTACAGGTATCGCCAAAGCCTTCCCGTTTATGCGTCCGTTGCTAGGTCAAGCTGGCGGCAAAGCTACACAGGAAGCCGGAGAAGTTCTGGCTGATGCAGCGGCGAACGGTACCATTAAGTTTACCAAGGGTGTCGCCACAGGTGTTGGTAAGGGTGTTGCCTTCGAAGTACCACAGGAAGTTGCTCAACAAGGACTTGAGCGTTGGCAGGCAGGTTTATCTCTGACAGATGATGAAGCCCAAGGTGAATATGGCCAAGCAGCCCTTGGCGCGCTCTTATTGGGTGGTGGCTTCGGTGGTGTCTCGGGTGCGCTATCTACACGTAGTGAAAGGGCGGAGGCAAAAGCTGCCCAAGCTGACGCAGAAGCTGAGACTGAGGGAGAAGCAACACTACCAGAAATCCTCCCGACAACGGGCATAAAGCGCGAAGATATACGGGCGCAGTTGTCCGAAGCCGCTGGCCCTGAACTATCTCGGAGCGCAAATGCAGCGGTAAAAGCCCTTGAGTCCACGGTATCTAATGCCCTTGCTACTGGGCGTCCGGAAGACATTGAGGCTGCGCGTTCGTTTATTGCTGCGCGAGAAGATAAGCTTGATGCGGGCCTGTACGAAGACGATGCGCTGGTAAATGCACTCCGACGCCCAGCCTTTGACGAGGCAGGGCAGCCCGCTATGTCGCCAGAAGGTATGCCAGTCTATGAAGGTGCCTTGGCGCAAGCCAAGCGGATGCTGGATGAAGTAGCACCGGTTGAAGAAGTAGCACCGGTTGAAGAAGTAGCACCGGTTGAAGAAGTAGCACCGGTTGCAGAAGTGGCACCGGTAGCAGCCGCCCCAGACCTTACTTCCGTGTACGAAGCACCCAACATGGAAGCGCGCAAAGCAGCAGCGCTGGATGTAGCTACGTCCATTGTGGAGTCGCTGCCGGGTATTGAGGCGACGAGCATATCTAAGAAGGTATACAACCAGATTTCCACCCAGATCGCACAGCAAGCAGCGCGGGGCGAGACCTTTGATCCTGTAACGGTGGCACGGGCGACATTGGCAAAGAATGGTGTTGAGGTCCTTGAAACCGCAGCCGTACCCGAAGTTAATGTTTCAGCCGCGCCTGAATTGACTACACCTGAATTTACACCTCAGTCATACGTTGATCGCTACATGGCGGGTGAAGGTCGGGGTACATCCACGGCTGACCTAGAGATGCAGCAATATGCTGCCAACAACGCCCCAGAGATCGAAGCAGAATTTAATCGGCGTACCCAGCAGGAGACCCCAGATGCAGGAACTGGAAGACCTACAACATCTATCGACGAAGGAGTTGGAATTAGCGTTCCGCCTAGTGGAGAACCCGAGACTATCAGTGTCGCTCCCAGCGGGGTTAGCGGAATTGAACCGGGAACAGTGGGAGTCGGTGGGGTACCTCCTGTTCCTCCTCCGGTCGGCCCAAATGCGGAGCCGAGTCCACTAACACCGGAACCTACCCCAGAGCCTACGCTTGAGCCGCAGAGGACTCCCCTCAACCTTGTCCCTAATTGGTTGGCTAGAACGCGGCGGAAGCTTGCTGACAGCTTCGAAGGTTCCAAGGCGCTTGACACTTGGATGCAGTCCAGCCTTGGTTATGAGACGCTTCCTGAAGAGTTTCAGACTGCGGCTAAGTTAGAAACACTACAAACCCAGCAGGCTGGTAAATCACGTAACCTCCAGCGGGATTTTTTCGACCCGATCATAGAGATGACAGGGAAACTTGGCGTCGATCTTGGCGACCTTGGTATGTACCTATGGGCACGCAGCGCTCCGGATCGCAACCGGGATGTGGCTGAAACCAACCCTGAAAACTTCCCCGAAGGCGGCTCAGGTCTCACAACGGCGCAGGCCAGCGAAATTCTCGCCAAGTTCAAGGAAGAAGGTAAGCTCGCCAAGCTCAACCAAGTCGCACGTAAAGCCGATGCCCTTGTGGATTTTACGTTGGCTGAGCGCGTCAAGGCTGGGAAAATGTCGCAGGCGCAGGCTGATGCCATGCGTGCCAAGCAGAAATATTACATGCCGCTCAAGGGCTTCGCCAAGGATGGCGATATGCTCACGTCAGACCTAGAGGGCGATACCGAGATCGAGAGCCGCCAAGCAGAGGCTATGCGTGCGTTGCGCGCTGCGGCCCCCGGTGGGACTGTGAATGAAATCCGCCAAGCCTTTGGTCGTGGCTCGATGCCGTTCCACCCGCTCTTTAATCTGTTCCAAGATGCAGAAGCGACGGTACGTAGCAACGTCGAGAACCAAGCCATGCGCCCGATTATTCGCGCATGGAAAAAAGACCCCAGCATGTTTGAGGGCATTCTCAATGTCTACACCAAAACCAACCCCAAGCGGGTGATGGTGAGCAACGACACGCCCGGTGGGCGCTGGGAACCTATCGACATGGAGAAGGCGTACCGGAACAGCCCGCCCGGTACTTATACACTCATCAAAGACAATGGGGCCAATTACTACGTTGAGTTTGCGGAGCAGGGTGCAGGCGCGGACCTCAAACGCATGTTTGCCAATATGCGTCCGGAGCAGATGAAAGGTGCGCTCAAAACGCTCGCCACCATTAATAACTTCATGAAGGGAATGCTGACGTACAAGAACCCCTTGTATCTGATGTTTGTGGCCCCGTTCCGCGATACGTCGGCTGCGATTGCGACAGCCATGCACCACCAGAACCTCAAGGGTAGCCGTGCCTTTGGTAAAAATCTGGCGGCTCGGACGTTCATGTACAGCCTACCCTTCTCCGGCACAGGTTCCGCGATTGGCCGCTATGTGTTCGGTAAAGCCCCGCTTGACGACGCAACGAGCAAGCAGTTGCAGGAGATGATCGACGCTGGTGGTGCACCGCTCCAAACGCGCTTCTTGAACGTCGAGGAGAGCGCCAGTGTGGCCTCACGTGCCATCCGGGCTATGAAAGGGCTAGAGAACCTGTCTGCCAAGGAACGTCCGGCCAAGCTCTGGGAAGGGCTGAACCAGTGGGTTGACGGTCTGGCCGACATCATGGACATGAACGCACGCTTCGCCACTTATCGTGCGGCTAGGGATTACGGCATCGAGCCTGCGGACGCAGCGCGCCTTGCTCTGGACTCGTCACTGAACCTTACACGTCGTGGTGAGATGGCACGCGGCCTCGACCTCATCTTCCCGTTCTTCGGCGCTGGCGTTGAGAGTACCCGTAAAACCTTGCGTATCGCTTCGAACCCCAGAGCACTTACTAAGGTGTTCGGTGGGATGATTGCTGTCGGTGTGATGGAGTCAATCTGGAACGCGATGCAGGCCGGTGATGCCGATGATGACGGGCAAGAGGACCATCTCGACCAAGACCTTGGTGCGGGCCTGCGCGCAAGCCGCTTCATCATCTATTACGGTGACGGCCCGGATGACTACATCAAGGTGCCAATCGACCCGATGCTAGGTTACTTCAAGTTCGTTGGTAACAAGATTGGCGACGTGATGGCTGGGGCCATAGCGCCTTCTGAAGCAACCACAGGGCTTGTGTCCGGCTTTACCAGCCTTATGCTGCCCACGCGTATCCCCGGCACAGATGTCCAGTCCGTTGGGATTGCGATGACGCCGCTGGTTGGTAAGCCCTTCATGGAAAACATCATCAACCGGAACTTCTTCGGGTCGCCCATCTACAAGGAGCGTACGTTTGACAGCGCACCGCGCTCTGAGCTTGGGCGTGAAACCACAGGGGACTTCTGGAAGGGCTTGGCTAAGACGCTTAACTCAGTAACTGGCGGCTCCGCAGCAGTCAGCGGGGGTATGGACTTCCAGCCTGAGGTGTATCGCCACTTTATCGAGAGCTATTTCGGTGGGCCTTACCAGCTTGCCAAGCAGATGGTTGGTATCAAAGAAGCCGAGGGTATGGCTGACATCCCCGGCATCAAGAGCTTCGTGGGTACAGGGTCTGAGTACGCGCCACAAACCAAATATTATGAGAACTCCAGTAATGTCCGGCAGATTATGAACCGTCTCAGCAAGCTAACGCCAGAGCAGCAGATGGCCCAAGGCGCTGAGTTTTACATGGACACCGACCCGCGCATTATGGACGCGTACAAGGCTGTTGAAGCCAATCTCGACCGGATCAACAAAGAGCAGAAGGCATCCATGGCTTTGGCCAAGACGGATGAGGACGAGAAAGTCGTACTGGATTACTACCGTGGCCAGAAGAACGAGTACTACGCAGCGTTCAACTCGGTCTATAACGGGGTGAAGAAGGAACAATAAAAAGACCCCGCCGGGAGGGCCAGCGGGGTCTCAGATCAAGCGACAGGAGCAAACTGTCCCGGGCTATATACTCACATCCGCCAGACGCGTAAACCCCTAATTCCCTCTTCGATGACCTCTTTCGTCAATACCTTGACTCTCAGGCGCTCGGTGACCACCATTAGTTGTGCTTTGGCGCGATCTGAATCCAAGCACGGGAAGAAGACGGAGGTCCCTTTTTTGAACCCCCGCCAGTTAATTTCATAGGTTACGCCCTCAATCAGCATCGACCTTTCCAGCCTCTTCGTACTGCGTGGTATCTACGAAATCGTCGTCAATCTTGAACCACAGGCAATGGATTGGTTCCCCGCTAATCGCCGTCCCCTTGGACAGCCGGATGGGTTTCTTCTCGATGATGCGTCCTTCCGTCTCCAGCTTCTTGACGGTTTCGTTGTAGTTAAGCTGGAACTTGACGCAGTAGTCCTTGAACGACTTGGCGATGATGAACATGCGCTTGGTGTCCGGCTCAATCCGGATGAGCAACTCACCCTTTGGCTCGCGCAACGGTGCGGCCTGCATATTGGTCCGACGGTCCACTTCCCCGTTGACCACGAGAATGTTCTGGATGTTGCGGTACAGATAGTCAGCCACCGTCTGACGCACGTTGTCCACTGGGGTCACGCCGTTCTTACGTAGGTCGTCAATCAAGCCACACGCATACAAGTAGACGCGGTCCATATCCCAGTCCATGATCCCACACTCGTTAGCCACAAGACCGCCTGCGATGTTGGCTGCTGTCGTTGCAGACCAGAAGCGTTCCTTCGGCTCAAGCTGAAGTTCCCTGTCGATTTTCTCTTGCAGGTTGTTACACCTGCGCTGGACGCGCTCCATATTCTCAAGCACATACCGCGTGAAATGCACCCCAGCATGGCCATAGTTGTGAAACAGGTCACGGTCGAACATCTGCTTGGCCCCAGCCGTGTTAAGCGCCTCGACCTTATTGATGGGGTACTCAATCAGGCGCATGAGTTCGCCTTCTGGGTTGTTCTTGATGACCGAGAGCTTCTCCGCAAACGAAGCGTTGGATGTAGCCACCGTGATGCTCTGCCATGTGGTATTGTTCTCACGAAGCTCGTTGGTACCAGCCTGCATGCGCTCCTTACCCTTACCGTTCGACAGGGCGTAGAGGAAATCCGAATATTCCAGCGGACCCATGTTGGTCAGTTCGTCCATCGTCGGCGGGATGTTGTTAAGTATACCGACCCACTGCAAGCGCCCATTGAGCGTGTCATTCTGCTTCAAGCGCAGTTCCTTGGGATGCCCGTAGACGCTGTTCACCATATTAAGGATCGTGGATTTACCAGTACCGGAACGAGCATTGAACAGGTTGATAACCGCCCCTGTCTGTTCGAGGAACCTGAGCAGCGGCGACCCAAAGGCACTGAGCGCGGCAAAGGCATGAGGTTCGAGGCCCGGTGTGTTATATAGCGCCCAGATTTCCTTCCAGCGTTCGAACGAGCCAACTGGCCCCATGAACTTGGCAAGCGGTCTCGTGGTCTTGGATGGTGGTGAATAGGCAATCCCATCGACGCTGATCTCTTGGCTGCCGATGATGAATTTACTGCTGTTGTCGGCCCAGCCGAACTGCTGACGCATGATTTGCTCCTTATATTTGATCTGGAGGTCTTTGAGCATAAGTGCCGTGAACTCCAACAGGTGTGCCTGCTTTTTACCAGTGCTGATGACGCCCTTAGAACTGAGCACCTTACGTAGTTCCGTTGGGTCAAGCACGTGCTTGAGCGGGGAAATAAATTCCTTCGTGTTGTTATGGGGAAGGTGCAAACGAAACAGCACGACGTTGCCATCTATACTATCATCCATGATCTTCACCGGATAGAGGTCGTACTCATAGACCTGTACTGGCATAGCCTCATCGTCTTCGGCCTTCTTGCTCGGCTCCCACCAGATACCACCTCCGTCGCCCCTGTAATAAGGCTTGGGGTATTTCGGCACGGTGAAGGCTTCTACTTCGCCCTCCTCGGTTTCCACCTCGACTATGTCGTTCGTGGCTTCCTTGATTTGCCTACCTAAGTCCTTTGGCCCCATGATCTTACCAAAGTGTGGGCAGCCCTCGCATAGCTCTGGGTTGACGCTCTTGAACTTGGCACAGCTAGTCGCCTTCCGGATGGTAGCTACCTTGCTCTCAACCGTATCTGGGTCATAGTCTGGATAACCATCCGACATCATGTGGACAGCCTTGTCAGCATCCTCGCACATCGCAGCCACGGACAGCGCATAGAACCACTCGTAATAGCCAATCGTGGATCGGTTCTTGTAGGCGTGGAGAAGCTGGTTGCACCCGTCCCCCTTGGCCGTGCGCTGCATGATACGTTTAAAGCTGTAGCCAATGCCGTTGTACATCGCGAGTTCGCGAGGACTGGCCTCATAGTTGTCGTCGAAGATAGACCGCTTGGGCTTATCCACCACGCCGAGTATGCGCCGGAAATCATCCAGCGTTGTTGTCTTGCCAGCCGCTATTATGCTTACGGGCCGTGGCGTTTCCTCCTTGAAGTTATAAGTGCCCGGTATGCGCAAGATACGCGCTACCTCAAACACCTTGTCGTCCACATAGAAGTTCTGGGTACGGCATATATCCTTGAAGCGCTCAGCTACAGGCTCCCATTCGGCCCGCGTGATCTCTTCTTCCAGCGGCCAGTAAACATGCAGCCCACCACCTGAGTTGACTAGCGTGGGCTTTGGTAGCCCGACGACAGAACAAAACTCTTTAAGTGCCTGCAAACCAGCGGCCTGATTGATATACCCATCCGGCCTACCCGTCTCCGGATTGACCTGTGCCTTGGCTTCCCCACAATCAATATCCAGCCAGAAAGCCTTAAGCGCTCTGACGTTTTCCTTGGTGCGGTTATCCCCCGTTGCGTACTTGGCTACACCGAAGAAGACATTGCGGCCTTCTGCGACATATCGCTCTACCAGTTCGTCAACTTCCCTTCGTGTGGAAACTAGCTCCTGTCGGACGTCACGTGGCCCCTTAATACCAAGTACAGCAAACCAACCAGTGGCTGGCTGTACAAAGTCAAGGAGGTCTACGTTCTCCATCGAAATCTTCTCCGTTGCGAGCAGCGCTCGCTAATAATTTATAATTGTACCGAGGGTCAGGTGTTGGCTTGTGTAAGCTCTTCGATCATCCGGCGCACAGACGTAGCGTAATACGCCTGCGGCTCGGACTTTCCACTAAACCAACTATAAATCGTCTGACGGGTAACCCCGAGGTCACGAGCCACTTGCGACACCGAAATGTCGTGCTTGATACACAAGCGTCCAAGCTGGACTCCCACGAGGCTACCGTCAGCGTTATTAGTCGCCTCGGCTACACGGATGGTGTAACCTTGCATGACTTAATCCTCATCCTCATCGAGCCAGTCACCAAGAACTTCATTCAGTTCAGCCTTGGGAGCAGCAGGGGTTTCCTTCTTGGCAGCGCGCTTAACGGGAACTTCGTCCTCATCATCGTCACCGAAGGGATTAACCGACGCAGTGGGCGGTGCGATGGCAGCCACAGGTTCAGCAGCAGCAATAGCCTTGGCCCCATCCACAGCCGCAGCCGTCAGCTTGAGATAACGGTCTGTGGTAGGGTCCTTCTGCGCAACATCCACAGCAGCAGCTTGCTGCGCGTTCAAAAAGCTCGCTGCCTTGAACCACAGCTTGGCAGTGTCGGTTTCAGGGTCATAGATAAGGCTGGTTACGACTGTATCGGGTGCTGCGTTATTGGCCAGAAGGAATTTCTTATAGCCCTCGAACCCATAAAGATTGCCGTTGTTGTTGCTAAACAAAGACCCGCCGGGGACCGTGATCTGGTAGACATCGCCCGATGAATCACCAGCAACGAGGACAGCCAGACGACGCTCATAACGGCAAGCTTTACCCTGACCGTTGGAACCGGAACCCTTCACGTTCTTGGGGCATTCCATGCAGGTCTTAGCCTGCGGAGCCTTGGCTGATACTTCCGGTTTAATACCGTCGTTCGACCAGCAGTCAGGTAGAGTTGCCTTAGCGTTCTTATCGTATGCACCGGCATAGAACTTGCGTGATGGCTCAAGCAGCCAATCGACGATGATGACATCAAGCTGCTTGTCAACAGCCTTACCAATTTCTTCACCGTTGACGACTTTCTTGAAGACGCGCCCGTTGCTGATCTTGATGCGGCGCGACGTGATGCCGCTACCGCCCATACGGTCCAGACGACCCGACTCACGC